GAGAGAAGAAATTCTAGCAGAGTTAAAAATTGAGCAAGAGTTGGCTCGCCGAGCGGAATATGACCAACTGGGTCGATTGGCTCCAAATCCTCGGCAATGGGATTTCATAAACAGTGAAACGCATGAAACGTTATTTGCTGGTTTAAATCAGGCAGGTAAATCTACAGCGTTGTGTATGAAGGCTGCATATCATTTAACTGGTTTGTATCCGAAAGAATATAATGGTCCAAAATTTGAGGGTCCAATAAGTGCTGCAATAGGTGGGGAAACGGCACAAAGTACACGAGATTTGTTGTGTGATCGATTGTTAGGTGGTCTTCAGGAAAGAGGGAATGGGTATATCCCTGAACATTGTTTTGACCCTGAAAAGGATATTGTCAGGTTGAGTGGGGGAATCGCCAACCAGATTGATTATTTCATGGTTAAGCATTTTGACGAGGATGGTCGATTTGACGGTATGAGTAAATGCATGGTTTTCTCGTATTCGACGGGTTGGCAAAGATTGCAGGGATATACCCTAAATTGGATTGGTATTGACGAAGAGCCGCCATTTCCGGTTTATGACGAGTTTTCAGCTCGATTAAATGCGACTAAAGGGCGAATGGATATTTCAATGACTCCGCTCCAGGGAGAGACGGAGTTGTACATATTATTTGAAGAAGACAAGAGTGGAGTGAGGGAGTTGGTGAATTATGACATCACTGACGCAACTCACATGGACGAAGACCATAGAGCGAGTTTGATTGAGAAGTATAGGAATCATCCATTAGCAGAGGCTCGGCTACATGGAAGGCCAGTAAGAGGAGCGGGCATTATTTACACAATGCCAAATGAGTTATTAGTGATAGATGATTTCATAGTACCTCAAGAGTGGCCTCAAATAATTGGATTAGATTTTCCGCACGGAGTGGGTTTTTTCGCATTAGTGAAAATGGCTTATGACGAAGCGAATGATGTGTTGTACATCACAGGTGAATACAAAGATCATGGTCGCGAGACGGTGCATTATGCTCATCGTGCATTAGGGATGGGAGCTGAATCCATACCGTGTGCTTGGCCGCACGATGCGGGTCGTGGATTTATTGACGGAGGAACGATTAAGCAAAAGTATGACGAGTATGGATTAAAAATGCTAAATACGAGTAGCCACATGATCGGTCCGGACGGTAAAAAAACATTTGCAATAATGACGGTTATTGAAGAAGTTATCGACAGAATGCAAATGGGTAGTTTTAGAATTTTCAATAGTTGTCAAGAGTTGCTAAGAGAGAAAAGAACGTACAGGCATGATTCTGGAAGAGTGAAAGCAAAACAGGACGACCATTTAATAGACGCGATGCATAAAGGTGTAATGATGTTGAGAGAGGCAAAGCCACCGAAGTCGGATGGTTACAGATTGCCGTTTAAGTTGCCCGAGTTTGATTTTTTTAGTTAGGCGATAATATGAGTTTAGATCAAGAACTAAACAACAGGCTGGGTTACTTAAAAGGTAGAAGAAATAACCATGAAAACACATGGCAAGAAATTAATGATTTAATGCAGCCATTTCGTGGTGACATTACGACAAAGAAAAGTCCTGGAGGAAAAAGGATTGGTGCAGTCTTTGATACGACAGCAATGACGGCGGCAGACTCATTTGTGAATTTCTTAAAAAGTGCAGTGTTGCCGAGTTCGTCGGATTGGTTGCGTCTAAAGCTGAGAGACGCAGATTCTGACGTAGCAGTTAGAACGTATTTAGATCGTGCATCTATGAAAATCATGGAAGCCCTAACTGATTCTAATTTTTACATTCAAGCGACAAGTGCTTTGAGAGATTTTGCTATTTTAGGAAATAGCACATTGTATGTAGAAGAAGACACTCCAATGTTAAAACCAGATCAGTCTACATTTGGTGGATTGATTTTTGAGGCGGTGCCGGTAGAGAAAATGTGGTGGTTGATGGGTAAAGGCCAAAAAGTAGTAATGGCGTGCAGGGAAATGGAATTACCTGCGGCAGACGCTATGAAGTACTTTGAAGGCAATGCTGGTTCTGCTGCTGAAGAAATGATGACGCGTGGTAATACAATGGAAATGATACAGTATTACCATTTTGTTTTTCCAACAGGAAAATATAGTCCAGTCAACTCTAAGGTAAATACAAAAAAAGAGTTTGCTAGTGTGTATTTGTGTAGTGCTAGTGGATCGATTGTGCGTGAGGGTGGCTATGACTTTATGCCTTATACGATTAGTAGGTTTATGGTCGTTGACGGCGAAGAGTATGGACGCGGCAAAGGTCACTTGGCTCGCCCGGACGCTGCTGGAATTAATGAGTTAAGAAGACAAGTATTGATTGCGGCTGGTAGAGACATGAATCCGCCTTTAATGGTGGAACATGACACTATGGTGGAGTTGGATATTGCACCTAACGGAATAATGGTAACTAGACCGCCTCAGAAGTTGACTCCTCAGTTCTTAAAAAGTGGTACTGATTATGGGGTAGCAGATCTTATTGCAAGGCAAGACAGAGAGCAGATTCAAAAAGTGTTTTTGGGAGACGTTTTGCAAGAGCCAGAAGCTCAGCCACGATCTGCTGAAGAGTCTAGGCAAAGACAAATGAGAGCGATACAAAGGTTGGCGGCTCCGGCTGAAGTAGTCAATTATGAATTTTTGCAACCGGTCATTGGGACAATCATCAGAATCATGCAACGTGGCGGTGCATTGCCTGAACTGAATGAGGTTTCTGAAATTCTAGGAGAAGACGTGACTATTGATGTGGAGTTTGCCAGCCCCTTCTTTACAGCGGCAAAAGCGGCTTCTGCTTTAAGAGTGCAAGCGTTCTTAGAGAGAAGGTTGGCATTGTTTCAGGCTACGCAAGACTCTGCGTTTATTGACGACTTAGATCCAGATCGAATAGCGGAATACGATAGCCGCATGAGCGATGTTCCTGCTGATATTTTCAGAACAGAAGAAGAAGTTGAGCAGAGAAGAGTCGCCAAAGCAGAAAAGGCGGCTCGAAAAGAAATGATGGAAATGATGGCTTCGGCTCAAGGCGGAACTCCAGCGAGTGGTCCAAGTCCAATGCCAGTAAGTGCCGGAAACCTTCCGGGCACAAGTGTTCCTTCAGAAGTTGGGGGGCAGTAGTGGCAAAGAAAAGAGATTATAAAAAAGAATACCAAGACTTTCATGGAAAGCCTGACCAAATAAAAAAGAGAAGTATGAGGAATCAGGCACGTAGAAAAATGAATGCAAAGCCTGGTCAAGAAGTAGACCACAAGAAACCGTTATCAAAAGGCGGAACAAATAGCAGAAAGAATTTAAGGTTAGTGTCACGGAAAGTAAACAGAAGAAAGGGCAGCAAGTAATGGGCAATATGTACACAGATAAAGATAACCAAATATTTGGTGATTTTAATCAAGTGTTTGGTACAGATGCTGGGAAAAGAGTTTTACAGTGGATGGAATTTCATTTTAAAGTTCGTTTAACTTTAGAGCCTGAAGAAGCCGTAAATAACTCGATTGAGTTTAATGGTAGCGAACCGAATGTTTTTCCAATCGACCCGATAGCCTTAGCAAAACGTAGAGGGTTACAGGTTGCATATTGGAAATTAATTACAATGGTAGAAGAGTCTGAAAGACTAAAAGAAAGGAAATCCGTTGAGTGAAGAAGTCAATGAACCTGAAAATGTAGAGCCTCGTAAGTTTGCAAAAAAATACGATACGGTAGAGGGTTTAGAATCTGCGTATGAAGGTTTGCAGAAGAAGTTATCGAGTGAATTGAGGGTGCCTGATTCTGGAGCAAGTCCAGAAGATTGGGCTTCATTTTATAGCAAGTTGGGGCGGCCAGAAACTCCTCACGGTTATCTAATGCCAGAGAACACTCGCGAAAGAGAAGCTCTAGACCCTATGAGTAAAGTTGCTCACGAGCAAGGTTTGACTAAAGAACAGTGGGAAGCGTTATCTGGCGTAGCTAAAAGTCAGTTAGTGAAAGATACTGAAAAAGATGCTGCTAAAATTGAAAAGATGAGAGAAGAGTGGCAAACAAGTGCAA